AAAAGTACCGTTATCAACTATCGTAGTTGGTATTAATGTTTTTCTTGCCATTTTGCGTTACCTCCTATATTAATATTTGCAATGCAGGACTATCATTTGCTTTGGCATTAATATCTTTGCATCAAACCAGTTAAAGCCATTTAAGACTTCATCAAAGAATCCATCTCTAACATACGCTCTACTCTTTGTTACAGGGTTAGCATAGCCGACAGCCTTCTTTGTTTTTACAAACATTTTTTCATCGTTGCTAGCGTTCTTGTAAATATTGTTTGATAACTTGATATAGATACCATTGTATTCACCTACAATGCCTCTTTTAATTAGTTCAGGGTTATTAGTAGACAAGTTCACATATGCCTTTCTTAACCTACGCATAAACGCAGGTGATACAGTTGCGATAACTTCCTCGTTGTTAGGCACATCGTTCTCTTGTAGTTTTTGTCTTGCCATGTCTAAACAGTCAAGCACATTCAACTCGCCAGAAGAAGCAGTACCATCTACTATCTTTTGTGCAGATGCGTGTAGTAAAGGTGCGTTGCCATCGTTTGCTAGTGCGCCGATATACTTATCTATTTCGTTTGCCATTCCCTGCCCGAAGCCTTTTTGATAGTTTTCTTTTACAGGGATGTTTGCAAGCATTGTGTCAATACAAGGAAACTCTGTTGAGTAACTTGCTACTTGGTTAATTGTCATTTTTAAGGTTGTGATTTGCGGTTTTTCAGGATTTCCTGTTCCTTGCGCCTCAAACTGTGATTTTGTCTGTCTTTTGATGGTCGGGTCTGCTACATTAGTAAAGATAATATCTTGCCCTAACGCAGAGATAGAGCCTTCAAAGTCAGTATGGCAGTCATTAGCAAAAACAGTAGCCCTGTTAAAATGCTCCATAACCTCTTTGTTCCAAATGGATGGTATGAATTTTTGAAAAGCCATTTTTTTCTATTCTCCTATTAATTATTTTTTTGACAGCCAATAGTTATTAGACCTTTGCACCTTCTCCCAATTCGCATTAATTTCGCTATCGCTTAAATTCTGCAACTGCTCAAAAGTGTATAAGTCTTGAGCTGGTGGCGTGCTACCACTTGCACTACCAGTTGCGGAGTTTGCTATCGCTGTCTTTTTCACAATTTCCGCTTCTACCTCTTTCCTTGCCTGTGCGTAGATATTTTCCTTAAAGGCTTTATACCCCTCGTACAACTCGGTTAAAGGCACTTTGCCGACCTTATCGCCTGCGAATAAAGAAAAATGTTTGTCATTGAATAAACTATCCGTATTCACATCGGGATACTTACTCACAAAACTTTCAGCGTCTTGTTGCAAAAATGCGTCCATCTCTGCTTTTTTCCTTAAAGTTTCTTGTTCAGTTCTTTTCTCTCTAGCAACATACTCGGCATAATCAGTTTTCGGGTCTCCACCATCTAGGTCTATCTTCCGCATAGTGTTGTACTCGGCAACATCTACTGCATCTTTGATAGGTTGGTTGGTATAAGGGTTAATTCTAACGGTAGATATAATGGCGTCTATTTTCGCCTGCTCTATCGCTTGTTGTTTTTCCCTTTCCCTGCGTTCCCTAGCATAGCGTGAGTTATCCTCTGCTGACTGTGTAGGTTTGACTGGCTCGGTCTTAACTGTTTCAGTTACAACTGGCTCTGTCGGTTGTGGCTCTACTACTGTGTTATCTACCTGCGACTCGATAACATCGTTTGTTTCCGCAGTAATATCGTTTTCGTTCATAAAAAACTCCTTTGCATTTTTCCGCTATCGCTTGCGAATATATTTACCTCACATTGACTGTGTTGGTATCATTCCTTCTTGCATACCTAACATTTGTGCAAACATTTGTGCATCGTTATATGTCTGCTCGTACTCACCTATCATTTGGTTTGCAAGGTCTATTTTTTGTGTTGCTTCTTTTGTGAGCTGAGCAACTAGCGCTCTTAATTGGTTGTTTTGCTGTACTATCGGCACTACATCCTCAATAACCTTGTTTTGTTTCTCCACTAACTGCCCTAGTTCAATGACCCTTTCGCCTGCTACTTGCAATTCTTGTGTTAATTGTTTTAACTTATTATTCTGTGCGCCTTCAACGATTTTCACTATCTCGTTTTTATCTCTCAACATATCGCTTGGATATGCCTTGACAAACTCTAACGCAGTAATCTCGCCTTTAGTAAACATAGTTTCAAGCATTTGTATATCGCCTGCTGTACTACTCCTTACTCCCTTAACTGCCTCAACAACAACGCTAAAATTGACATCAGCAAAATCACTACCATTGAAAACTCTTTCGTTTAACCTCTCTTTTACTTGTTGTGTTTCCTCATCAATTACGCTATCCACATATGCAAAAGGTTTATGGTGATAGTAGTTCTTAAAGAATTGCGCCATAATAAGCCCTTGCTTTTCTTTATTCCGCCAAAACCTCTCTCTCAATTCCTCAATAGGCTGTGTTGCTTGTGCTTGTAATTGTGCTATTGCTACACCGCTCTGCCCACCTTTCGAAAGTTCGCCCGTTAGTATTTCCGTTGCTCCTGCTACCGTTCTTGTATGCTCTATAATGCTCTTTATTGTGTATATAGGCATCATTGAGGCGTTTGGCGGGTCAGCTTTTCTTATTCCATATTGGTCCTTAGAGTAGTCAGTCAATACTTGCCCGCTTTCGTTGGATATTTCTTGCCCTTGTAGTGCATCGGGCTTGACTATCCATTTGCCCCAAGAGTTAGCTTCTGTTGCCATTGTTTGTAATGCGCTTAAATAGTTAATGATTTGTTGGTTAGGTATAAGCCCCTCAACCTCACTAATGCCATAGATACTATCCTCTTGTTCCTCGTACTGCCCTATAACTATCGGGTATAGGTACGATTTAGGTCTTGGTTTCTTTTCGGCGTTAAGCGCATTATCGGGAGATGCAGGGTTTTCGGGGTCTGCTTTGATTATCCCTTTCTCTTTTAGGTCTTTTTTGGCAAGTGTTTCATCGGGTGCTAGTGGTCGTGCCGCGTTTATCATTGTGCCTTTGACTGACCTTTCCCAATACACCTCGCCATCTTTCCTAAAGTATTTAAGTAAGACCGTACATAGTCCGCTATTGTCTTGTTCTTTATTACTTTTCTCGTGGTCATCAGCAACAATAAGGGATTCATCCACTCCTTCATCAGCCATTGCCTTTACTGTTTCTATATGTTCCCTAGAGGCAACGATTATCCATCTTTGTTTTTGCTCATCAACTTCTAAAGGGTTAGCGACAAACACTTTGCGTAGGTCTATGGTTTCAACTCTTAACGCGCCTTCTTCTTTTGCAGGTAGTCCTATTATATCTTTATCCCAATAAAAATGGTACACATAAGTACCTTTAATAACTGCATCCTTGACTGCTCTAGCGTCGTATTCATCCAAACGCATTTCTTTAGTCATGTACTCGGCAAACTCGGTGAAAAGTTTAGCATCTATTTCTTGTGAATTTGCTTGAAAGACTAGCCTAACTGGTACAGATGTCATCAACGCTCTTTTATTTCTGCATATAAACTTAATAAAGTTAGATACAGGTCTAGGCATTGTTTTTGTTCTTTCGGTCGCCTCTGCCCATTGTCTACCCTCAAAGAAGTCAATATTGCGCTTGGTTTTCTCGGCTATTTTTTGTACGCCTAGATATTCAAGCCCTTTTTGATACTCTCTCCAGTTTTGTGCGTGTCTGTTTTCTTCTATCATTTCTGCTCCCCAAACAATAATTCAGTGAGTGCTAGTTCTCGTTCTGCTTGTGCTTCGCTTTGTTTTTTCATCGCATCTAGTTTCTGTTGCTCGATTTCAAGCCTTTTCAATTCAATTTCGTTGGCTTTTTCTAGTTTCTCTATTCGTTTTTCTAACTGTCTTAACCTTTTAAACATTTAATTACTCCATGATATATACTCATTGCGTATTGACTGTTTTGGTTTATCAATCAATCTACTCCACCAACTTTCTTTTTTTGGTGGCTCTTTCCAAGTAGTTTCGCCCTGTCTTGCGACAAAGTGCGCTATTGCTGTACACATAACCATATCGTCGTGCTTGCCTGCTGTTGCTTCGGCTTTTCCATCCTTGTTCCGTACAAACGATAGCATTTCTTGTAGCGTTGCTAGGTCGCACTCGGTTTCGGGGTCGTTTCTATGCGCTATCAATAACCCTTGCAAAATCGTGTGTCTTGTCTGTTGCGTGGTTAGAAAGCCGTAACTGTCTTTCATCTTCCCTGTGGTAGTGTCTAGTTTCTCTTGCTTGTATAAGTTTTGGTACTGTGCTTTTACAAGTTCAAGTGTCGGCACTATTGAGAAGTTAGTTTCAATGCCTATAATCGCATCGTTGTAGTATTTCCCTAGACAGTACACTTGGTCGGCGTATAAGTCATCGGCTATATATTTCATTTGCATACTTGCCACCGTTCGCATTGTTATATTGTCAATGACCTTTGCTGTGTTAAAGTCGCTACCATCACCTGCAGTATCGCCACCTATCGCATACGGTTTCTTACTCACTTTATCTGCTGTCGCCTTATCAAAGTCATCGGCTGTTTCTTTTCCGTTCTCTATCCATCTGACTTGTGGTTTTTGGTAGATTCGTATATATCCGTTATCCGTTTCAATAAATCTAATATTCTTTATAACCGTTGTATAAGGGTCAATAGCGTGCTTATCATAAATAAAGTACCCTTGCATTAGTGGTTTTAGTTCACGCACTTGGTCTATGCGTTCAATTAGTGCTTCTTTATCAAAGTAACAGTCGCCACTTGCGATAAACGCTTCTTCGGGAGTACAGGGATATTCTTGCCTAATCATTGCCTTATCAACAAAGTGGTTATAAGTATCAACATACCAAGCGATTTGCCCTCGTGTTAGCCCTTTCTTTTCAAGCCATTTAATGCGGTCTTGTATCCAAGTGTCGTTGTCCTTTATTTTCGTGAATGGCTCCTCGCTATCTAGGGTGTATTCTTTCGTTTTCCACCACTCAAAGAAAAGGTTTATACAACTACCGCTATCCCATAAATCTTTGGAAGCGTTAAAGCCATTGGCAGTAGTTTCATAGACCATGAACGAGTTTTTCGTAAGAGCTGGTTTCAAAGCAGTTTGCACCTCGCTCAAAGGCACTTGGAAGAACGCAACCTCGCTTAAATGCAGAAAGGATAGTGTTCTTGACCTACCGACATTCTTTGTTGCGGTTTCTACACGCCAACTAGAGTTAAGCACATCAAAAAACAATTCATACTTACTGTTATATTTCTCATCGGGCTTCAATGCTTTCGGGAGCATATCATAGACTACTTTCGCCTTATCGTTAAAAATGGCTGTGGCGTTCCCTGCTATGTTCGCAACCGTAAACCCTGCGAAGTTCTTTTGAGAAATTGCATAGGATAGTTGAATTGCTGTTATAAGCGAGGTAAAGCCTTGTTGTCTGCCTTTGAGGATAAAGTAAGGTTTTTTCGTGCCATGCGTTAAAAACTCACGCATAAACTCTTTTTGGACATCATTAAAAAAGAAAGGAACGGTATTCTTTTCCTTATCCACGATGGAGAACGCAAGTTCTATCCAATAATATGGTTTAGTTATCAAGTATCGCGAGGCTCTATCATCCGATAGTATCGCCTCTACATTTCCTTGGACTATCATCTTATCGGCGACGATGTCGTTAGATGCAATCCAAGTTTTTTTTCTGCGTTCTACGAGGTTGGCAATAAGTTTCTCGGTTATTTCATCCTTAACTGCTAATTCATCATCTAGAAAGTCTGGTAACATTATTGCCTATCCTGTAATCTGACAATGCCTATTGTGGCATCGGCTATTTGTCGTTCCTTTGACGCGACTGTTTTCATTTTGTCGCTTAATGTATTAATGACTGGCATAATATCTGCAGGTTTTATAAGCCTTAAATCGTTTATGACCTTGATTGCTGCATTTATTTCAGTCTTTGTCATATCGGCAGTTGCTAGTTTCTGTATTGCTAAATCTAGTAACTGTTCATCGTGTTTGGCTCGTGAGAATTGTCTTTTGAGTACAGCCATAGCATCTTGTAGGATTTCAAACGCACCCTCTAGGTACACGCCTCGTGCTTGGTTTTGCATAACCTTGTACTGTGGAGTGTCTTTATTTTGCGTACGCCATTTTTGTAAGGTTGCGGGCGGTATGCCTAGCTTACTCCCTGCTTGGCGGATAGAATAACCACTAGCAAGTAGTTCTAGTGCCTCTATCTTTGTTTGGTCATCGTATTTCCTTTGTACTCTAGGTCGTGCCATATATTGTAATTATAAAACACTCCTCGTGTGCGTGTCAATACTTCTTGACAAAACTTCTTGACAATTACCTCTTGCTTTGTCAACTATGGATATGCTACAATGCAGTTAGGCTTGTTTCTCATATAACCTCCTCTAATCTATCCCTAGTCACCCCCATTGGCTAGGGATAACCCCTTTTTAAAGGTACTATTCCAAATCGTGGTATTGTAATAAAAATTAGCATAGTCGGCGGTTTTATTACTTTTGATATAGGCTTTGGATATGACAAATAAGTCAAAAGAGAATATTTGCGTTCAATTTTCAAGCCTTTTTCGTTTTTTATCCCGTCGCTGGAGCACCTAAGACTTTTCGCATATTCTAACCGTATATTTTCGTTTCGCCACTTTTTACGATTTCCACCTAAAAGAGAATATTTGCTATGCTTTTTTACCTCCCCTATCCAAATTCGCCATGTTTTTGCACTAAATTTACACCAAGTAACAACCACTCCCTTTATTACGCACGCACGCACACAGCCCTTTAATTTTAAGTCGCACGAGATAGTCCTAGTCCTAGTCGGTAAAAAAATCCATATCCAACTCCCTTATATTCCCTATGCCCATTGCACTACTATCACACTATGCCTATATATAAATGCGTGGATGCGTATGCGTGTATTTTAAGAAAGAGGGCTTTCTCTCTATCCACCCCAACCCCGAAAAACGAAGTACCATCGCAAATCGCCAATCTCCACCCGCAAAACCACCCGCCAAACCATCCACACAAGCCAAAAGCAAGCCAAAAACCACCGCCACCATCACATGCCCGCGTGATGCATAGCGCCAAAAGCAAGCGGTTACAGCAAGGCAAAGAGGCAGATAAACCACCCACCAACCACTCACCAAGGCAAAACGCGAGGGATGCACGAGCACAACGCAGTTGTTTATGTTGCTTGTATGGTATTACATAGTTAGATGGATATAAGCGGATAGTGTATTTTATGTGTATGTGTTTTTTTTTGTTTTTTCTTTTTCTTCCTCCCGCCGTCACACGCGCGCATAATGCACGCACACACGCACGCAAAGGCTATCTATGGCTATGTTAGACTGTTTGCGAATGGTTACACATAAATACAAAAGATGAACAGCACAAGCAAGATATAAAAATCTTTTTTTTTTGTT